ATGCAAATACCCGCACATAGCTGGGTCCATCAGCGTAAAGATCTGGAAGCGTTCGCGTTGACGCTGGACCCGGCCGCCCGGCTGGCGGTCAAGGAATCCGGCCTGTGGGGCATCACGTCGGCCCTCAAACACTTCGCCACAACCATTGGCAGGACGGTCTACATCCCGCCCGATTGGGATGCCAGCTCGGTACGCAACGTGCTGCCCCATGAAATCCTTGGGCATGTTAAGCAGTTCCGCTGGTGTGGGCTGGGCATCCACCCGACGCTAGGAATCTTCCCAGGCATGGCCCTGGTGTACGTGTGGGGGATCATATTCCCGCTGTGGCTCGCGTGGGGCCGTTACCGCTGCGAGCTTCACGCCGATTCAGCTTCGTGGTCCTGGCACCTGGCCAAACGGCTGTGGACGCCTAACGACGTCCTGACGCGCGCTGAGGGCTTCGCCACGACCGTTTCCAGCAAGGCCTACGCCTGGGCATGGCCACGCAAGTGGGCGCTCTGGGGCTTCACTAGGCGTGCCAGGCAGGTCATCCGAAATGCGGCCCTGGTTGGCTGACGGCAGCAGCCCCAAGATTTCCTTTAGCCTGCTACCAGGCGCGGGCTCCGGTGGGGGCGGCGACCGACCCAAGCGGCCGGCTGCTCGGATGCAGCTCGACACAGGCCTTCACAGGGCCGTCAAGCCGTCTTCCAGCGAGTATTCCCAACACCGAAAGAAGCCGAGCGGCGAGGCCGAGAAAGCCCAATTCCGCGAGGCTTGGGCCTCAGTGAATGAGGCCGCCAAGCATGTGAGCGCGACTCAGCAGCGACTGGCTGAGGAATGGCCTGACGATATGACGCCGGTGCATGACATTCCGCTACTGGCTGCGGCCATCGACTGGGAGAGGCAACCGCCGGTGCCGGCCGAGAAGATCGATTGGTCGCGTCAAGGCGAGCCTCTGAGGGTCCGGCCGACTCTGGGCACGATGATCACGGCCATTGCCATGATCGTTAGCATTCTTGGCGGCGGGGCCTACTTCTACTGGGGAGTGCGGACCCACCACGACAATTTGCAAGTACACGTCCCGCAAAGCGGCATCCCGTGGGGGGTCCAGGCGCAGTTCGAGACTCGCAAGGAAGCGAAGCGCTCGCGCACTGAGCTTGTGTCTGAAATCCGCAAGGTTATGAAATCGGATCACGACCAGCTCCGCGAGGATATTGTCAAGGCGCTGCGTCGAAGACGACGTTGACGCGGAAGGTTCCGCAAGGTAGGTTTCACCCCATGCCGACCTACTCCTATATTTGCAAGGAATGCGGAGCGGAAGCCGATCAGCTCGTCACCATTGCCAAGCGGCATGAGCTGCAAGACTGCGAAGGCTGCGGGAGCGAGGGAACCGCGGAGTACCAATTCCCCGACCGCGCTCATCACGGCACAGAGCGCAAGGTGGGCGATGCCAGGATCATCACGGATGAACGCCAAATTGACGGCGGCCCCAACTGGCGCGACCAAGGCACGAACCGCCGACCCGGCGGGGCAGGCGACAAGCTGTTCTTTCACGGCTAGGGCTTCGTAGGTGCGGCGGACCCCTGTCATCGGCAAGCTGCCGAAGGTCTTGCTGCGCAATTCCAAGCCGGTGCCGACGCCCGTTATCGAGGGCTCTCCGGTGCGCCCGGTCGCCGAGCTGGTTCAACTCAGCCAGTGGACCGACCAAGACGTCGAGGGAATCGTCCAGCTCGCGGGCGTGGCGCCAGAGTCTGATCCGGCCTGGTCTGACATTCACGAGCAGCTCTTGTCATCGAGCTGCGCGTTCTTTGCCGCGGAAGTCATCCAAGGCCCGCGCGAGGCTCCGTATAACGGGCGGTTCATTCTCGGCCAGCATCACCTGGAGTGGGATGATCTGGTCAACAAGCACAAGCGGCTTTGCATCCTGGCCGCTCGTGACCACGGCAAGAGCTATTTCTTCACCATCGCGTTCGCTATCTGGAAGGCTGGCTACAACGCTCCGGGCAGCGAGGGGATCATCTTCAGCGCTACTCAGCCCCAGGCTGAGGAGTTTCTCGGCAAGATCAAGAACGAGCTGCTATCCAACCCGAAGCTCGCGCACCTTGTCCCCTACACGGGCGACCGGTTCTGGAGCGCGCGGAAGATCACGTTGCGGAATGGTAGCGTCATCCGGGCGGCCGGCTTTGGCGTCAAGGTCCGCGGCGGCCATCCCGATTGGGTCGTCTGCGACGACGTGCTCAACGACGACGACATCTACAGCGAGACCACGCGGCGGCGCAACATCGACTACTTCCTGTCGGCCATCAGCGGCATGGTCCACCGGACCAAACAGCTCATTGTGGTCGGCACGCCGATGCACCAGGGCGACCTGTACGCGACGCTAGAAGAGGGTGGCGAGTACGAATGCCGCGAGTACCCGGCGCTCGATAAGGACGGCGGCGCTCCCCTGTGGCCCGAGCGCTACAGCATGGACGACCTGGAGGCGAAGCGGCGAGAGTTGAGGTCGGAGGCGCGCTTCGCTCGTGAGTACCTTTGCCAGCCGCTGTCCGATGAGGCCTCGCTGTTCCCGTCCAAGCTGTTTGAGGGGCCGGACGTGCGCGTTCCCTACATCTTGGGCCTGGGGGCAGACTACTGGGAGAAGCGCGGCTGCATGCGCTACACGGGCGTTGACATCGCCATGAGCGCGGAGACGGGCGGCGACTACTTCGTCATCTTCACCGTCGCCGTCGAGGAAAACGGCACGCGCTGGCTGGCCAACATTCGGCGCGGCAAAGGCTGGAGCTTCACGAGGCAGATAGACGAAATCAAAGAAGAATACTATCTGATGCGGCCCGATATGGTTCACATCGAGGCCAATCAGATGCAGCGCGTCTGGACCGATGAGGTGGCGCGCACGACCGACATTCCGGTCCGTCGGTTCTTTACGCTGGGCGTCGGCGGCCGTCAGCCAATGAACAACTGGAAGAAGGGGGCGACGTCAGTCTCGGTCAACAAGCACCACATCGACCGCGGCGTGCCGGCGATGCGGATGAGCCTGGAGCACCGCAAGTGGAGGATCCCCCGCGGCGACCAGCGGAGCATCGAGCTGACCGATATTTGGATTGGCGAGATGGGTGCGATGGGCTGGATCGACGGCAAGGTCCAGAGCGTGGGCCAGCACGACGATCTGGTCATGGCGTGCTGGATGGCTGACACGGCGATCAGGATGGGCGGCACGAGGTTCGGTTTCCTTGAGGGGGACATGAAGCAAAAGACGCCTGAGCTGCTCGCTGCGCCCGTAGTGACAGACGAGGTGGCCATCGAGGTCGACTACCTCGAAGCGGAGCGTCACGCGCTCGCTGCGGTGCAGGAAGGCCGCCCCATTGATATGCTCACAGCGGACAGCTACATGGGCCGAGTCCGCTCTATGCTGCGCGACTATGCGGAACGGTCATTTGACCACGGTGACAACGACCGGGCCGTCCGGGCGCTAGAGGAAATCAAGCGACTCGATGCGCTGTTCAAATTCCGCAGTTACGACGCCGGATTCAAGAATGTTGTCAAGGGGGATTCCGCAGAGTATCGTGCGGCCGATAGTTGGAAGCCTAACGAATCCGCGCCAAATGCCGACGACCTGGGGATACTAGGATGAAGAAATCCATGTTCACACCGGGAGTTGGCTCGTCTCGCATCCCCGGTCAAGGCCCTCGGTTGCTGCTCGGCCGGCGGAATCTGCGGACTGACGTGGGGATCAGCACGTCGGGAATGTCCGAGCTGACCCGCCCGGCTCAAGAGCGGATGGAGCCCATAGTCCCGAGCGGCGAGGGGCTGTTCCGCGACCCGGCTTCGGTGACCAAGGGGCTGGGGCTCGGCTACGACATCGGCCGCCAGCTCGAAACGCAGCTCCGAGAGCTGGCCCAGTCCCCCAACGCGCTCGTGTTCCGCAAGTCACTGGTACAGCTTCTGCGGGCCTTCGCCCCAGGCGACCTGGCCCTCCGCAACGAGCTGGGCCGGCGCGCGATGTCCTTCTACCGCGAGACGGCCGAGCAGCGGTTCGACCGGCGGGTGGGCCGCGAGGGCGAGAGGCTCATCATTCAGAAGTCGCTGGAGAAGGGGGCCAAGGCTGAGGTCGGCGAGATCCGCGACTGGAGCGGCCACAAGTTCAAGAAGGTCGGCGAGGGCCAGTGGGAGCCCGTCGGCGGCGAGGGTGGTGGCAAAGCCCAAGACGAGCCCGGCAGCCACGACTACCACAAGGAGCGGTCGCTAAAGCACACCCACGCGGCCCTCGCGCACGCTGGGGCGGCCCGCAGCGCACAGATCGTGTCAGATGCAGACAAGCACGAGGACGCCGTCAGTGCGGCCCAGGACGCCGAGAGCGCGGTCGAGACGGCCGGCGCGTCCGGCGCGTCCGGCGAGGATGCCGGCGGAGAGCTGCCCGACATCCCGCCCGAGCTTCAGAAGATGCTCCAGCAAGCCTTGTCGGCACACGGTGCGGACAAGGTTAAGGCGGCGCTCAAGCAAGCGGCCGCTGGCACAGCCAAGAGCCTGGACGACCAGTTCCAGGCCAAGGCAAAGGAGCTGGCGGGCAAGCCTGAAGTGCAAAAGGCGGCCAAGGCCGCGCTGGGCGACGTCAAAGGCAAGCCTGACCAGAACACGGTCAACCAGGCTGTGCGGAGGGCTGCCAAGGACCCGGCGCTGATCAAGCTCGCCGAGACCGAGCTGAAGGCGGCCGGCGATGAGATGGGCGAGACGGCCCTGGTAGGAGCTGCTGAGAAAGCGGCTGGGGAGAAGTCGCAGCCTTCCAAGACCAAGGCCGTTATGCGAGCGGTATTGAGCGGCGGCGCGGGCAGCTTCGTGTTCGGTTTCTTAGACAATTTCGTCATGTATCTCGCCGGGGCGGGCATCGATAAATCTATGGCGTCGCTGGGCATCGGGGCCATGTGGATCCCCGGCATCGGCAACGCGATCAGCGATTCGTTCGGCAAGGGCTCGGAGAGCGGAGTTGACCGGCTGATTTCCAAGATTCCAGGGATGAGCGAAGAGGAAACGAGCGGCGCCATCAGTGAGAAGACGGAGAGCCGGATCAAGACTGCGTCGAGCATCGTCGGCATATTTGTCGGCGCGATTGTCGGCATGGTGCCTGGACTGTTTGGCCTCGGCTTCGGCAAGAGCCGTCGCCGCTTGGTCATCGACTTGCGGAAAGCCGAGCAGCTCAGCTTGTTCGGCGGCGGCGCACCCAAGCCCAAGCCGGCGCCCAAGCCGGCAGCCAAGCCCGAGGCCGACCCGGCGCTGGCCGCTCAGATGGCCGAGCTGGCCAAGCTGCGGGCCGAGAATGCCCGGCTGAAGGCAGCGGCCGCAGCGCGTTCCGCGGCCAAGCCAGCCGCCAAGCCAGCGGCCAAGCCGGCCACCGGTCCGCGTCCGGCCGCGGGCGCGTGGATGGGATTCAAGAGCAAGGTGCCAGGCGCTCAGAAGCGCTACGTTGGCGGTAAGGCAGAATACCGCTATCCTAAGAAGGGGGGCGGTTGGGAGCATCACACCGATCCCCAAGAGCCGGTAGCGGCTCCAGCGAAGGGAGGCCCCAGTGGCCAAGCCAAAGCAAAGACCAAAGCAGACGGCGGTGCCGCGGGTGATTCCGTGGATACCGGGATACGACGAGCTGGTGGACGAGGACCGCGCCCTAGTGGACCGAGTGATGTTGCAGCGGAAACGTCAGCGCGACGCCAGGCAGCAAATGCGAAGTCCAGCAAAGACGTCCGACAAGAGCTAACTTCCGCAGCATCCGACGCCGAAGAGCCGCCCGACGGTCGCAAGAAGACCCCGGTCGTCGACTTCGGCAAGTCTCCGGCCATTGCGCTGCACCCCGACCTGTGGCCAGACGCGGACAGGCTGCCGGAGCTGGCAGCCAACATTGAGAGCTTCCCGAATCCGGCGCCGTTGCGTGACAGCTCGGGCAAGGTCACCGGCAAGATTGAGCGGCTGTTCCCACACCAGGCCGAGGGTGCTCGGCGCATCTTGGGCGCGTGGAAGGACGGCGACGGCGCGTTACTGCAAGACGACGCCGGGCTCGGTAAGACCAACGTGGCATTGGCTGCAATGGTCGCGCGTGGCGGCAAGCGCAATCTGATTGTCGTGCCGACGTCAGGCAAGCAGACGCTCAGGAAGCAGTGGGAAGGCCCGACCGGTGCCGGGCTCTACAACATCAAGTTGCGTGGACTCGAAGACCTGAGCAGCACTGAGGACGGCTATTATATCGTTGGCTACGATGATCTGACCCGCGTCAAGCTCGATGAGAATGGCGAGATCATGCGTGCGCCTCAGACCAAGGCAGAGGCGCGTGACGACAAGCCGGGCAAGCCGCTCCGCGAGAATCGGCCTGAGCTGTTCGATGGGACGTGGGACACCATCGCGTTTGACGAGTCGCACAACATGGCCAACCACGCTTCGCCTCGCGCGCAAAGCGGAAAGGACATTCAGGACAAGGCCGACAAGGTTTTGTACATGAGCGCGACGCCGTTCACCAACGTCGTCGACATGAACTACCTCAAGAAGCTCGGCCTGTGGGATCACTTGATCGGCGAGGACATCAGCGAAGGCGACATCAAGGGCAAGAAGGGCCAGACCAAGATCGAGACTGACGAGCAGGCTTTCGCGCACTGGGCGCAGCAAGCCGGCGCGCGTGCCAACGCTCCGGTCTACGCCGCGATCAAGAACCCGTCGAGCAAGCTACCGATGGCGGTCATCGCGGCCATCATGCACGTCGATGGATTGAGCATCAAACGCACGACGTCACTAGAAGGCGTGGCGTCCAAGTTCGGAGTCATCGGCGAGGACGCTCTATCGGATGAGCATCGCAAGGCGCTCAGTCACGCCGAGAAGATAGTTGAGTTCGCGACTAAGCGGGCCGGCACGGATCCCATGTGGGCCAAGGCGATGTACACGTCTTGGAGCAAGAATTACTGGGAGACGCTAAAGGTCGAGGAAGCGATCAAGCTCGGCAATAAGGCGCTCAGCGAGGGCAAGCAAGTCGCGTTCTACACGAGCTTCATTCAGTCGAATCACGAGCACCTGAGAGCGCTGCCGACCAACGCGAGAAAACGCGCTGAGCGGATGCGCGAGGCCGCTGCGGACATGGATGATCCGTCCAAGGCTATGGGGATGGTTGCGCTCGCGCGCCAGTTCGAGGAAGCGGCTGACGATCTGGACGTCATGCTGGAGAAGATGCCTGCGGGCGTTCGTGTGGTCGAGCGTTTGACGAAGGCCTTTGGTGGTGGCACCAAGGTCGCCGAGATTCACGGGGGGACCAACAAGAAGGCTTCAGACGAGCAAGAGTCTTACCAGGCCGGGCACAAGCTGGTCACGGTCGCCACGATGGCCAAGGGCGGCACAGGCATCAGCTTGCACGACACGACGGGCGAGCGACCGCGCGTGCAAATCAACCTGTCGCTCCCATGGTCGGGTACGTTGTTCCGTCAGGTCGCCGGTCGCAGCCACCGTCTCGGCAGCAAGTCCGACACCGAGATGCACTGGCTGGTAGGCGACTCCCAGATGGAGTTGGCCGCGGCGGCCAAGGTCGCCGAGCGGCTCCAGTCGATGGGCTCGCTGACCACGGGCAACCCCGAGGAAGCCAGAGAGTCGACGGCGATGGCCTCGAAGCAGGCCGCCATGCTGGAGGCGATGGAGGCCTCGGGCAGCGACGACATCGCGAAGGGCGTCAAGGACATGACGGAAGTCCAAGACGCGATTGACTCTGGCGAGGAAATCGATCCGGGCGATGAGGCCGAAGCCTCGCGTCAACGGTTCCGCACGTTCGCTGAGCAGCGCAAGGCTGGCCGTGACGTCATCGGAGAGCGCTACAAGGACGCCAAGGCGCGCAAGGCCCAGTTGGCATTCCGCGAAGGCCGCACCGCGGCCGCGCAGCTCCGCAAGGCCAAGGGCTGGAAG